GTGTAACCCTGTGGAAAGGGTGTGACCACCAGGACCGCGATTTGGCTGTCACAGCTCGTACAGTTCGCTGCTACGGAGAAAAAGAAACAGTCTCCCGCAACCAACTCGTAAGTGGTAGGGCGCATGAGCCCGGGTAATGAAAAACCTTAAAAACAGAACGAGTGCCTGAGCATGCGTAATTGAACGACAACTGCTCTTTTTCGAAAAATGCAGCACAACCGAACGGATCCCTATTTTAATAAGAATCGGTACAGCATGCTGCCCGAAGAAGTTGAGGCACCGGGTTCGCCCGGGGGGCGTTGGCACAACGCAGCCTGGCAAGTGCTCTTACCCTGTCCGGGGTGGACAACAAACAACTTCGGAGGGAGTCGTAGACTGCGCGACTCAAGAAAAAGAAGGCGTCTTTTAGCGCGAGAACGAGAACTCGCCCGCCAGACGGGGAAAACGAATGTTGCACCGTGTTACAACGGTGGGGTGTCTGTGGACCACTTGAAAAGTCTGCCGTTTTATCCTCTACCCGTTATGAAAGAGGAGTTGCAGTTTGGCGAGAACCTTCAAGCAACTATAAAAAAAAGAAAAGAATACTCTCCGGCCAGTTGCGGGTTTTTGGTTGAACCCTCTTGTGACTGCGCGGAGTGCAACCCGTCGTGCCGGGCGGTACTTGTATTGAAGGGGAAGGCAATGAGGGTGCTCCGGTACCTTCGAAGGTTTTCTGGGTTGCGGTACGGAAAACTACCCCCGGATCTGTCTTGCTTGAGTTTTGCAAGCAGCATCCGAGAAACAATTACTTCCGAGCTGACCCTGCTCGATAAGCTCACCATCAAAACAGCCGGCAAAATCGTTCGCCAGGCGTGTCGCACGTGTTCCGAAAAAAACACGGAGATGGTGGGGAAATATAAAAAAAAACTGTTCTCACCTTGTGAAATTGATGCTAACGACGTAGCAAGGTTCAAGGCGGCCCTGAGGATGAACGTGCCTCAGGGTTGGAACAGAAACGCGGATGACTTTGCCTATATCCCGAATGGGCATGCGACATCTAGTCATACTCGCGTGGAGGGTGGCAACTGGTGGCCAGAGGATTTTAGTGCTTATTGCAAGCCTGAGGTTGTCTTCAGCTCAGGTAAGCGCAGAATAGTAACGACCTACGCGTCGCGAAATTCTGAAGTACTATATCCCCTGCACCAAGCCCTTCACGGATGTCTCCGCGGGAAGGGATGGCTTTTAGTTGGACCGCCCACCAACGAAAAAGTACAAGCTCTCAACGGCAAAGGGCCTTTTATGTCGTACGACTACGTCGCCGCCACTGACAATATTAAGGCGTCGTTTGTCCGTGCCGCCGTTGAGGTGCTCGAGGAGAAGGGGGAGGGATTGACTACGGAGGAGCTTCGGTGCATGCGGGTACTTGGGGAACTTCGGTTCCCCGGTAGCCGGCACCCAGCACGCAGAGGTCAGCCGATGGGAAGTTTGATGAGCTTCCCGTTGTTATGCCTCTTTAATAAAACCGTAGTCGATTTGGCCCTCCTGGACCTCCTCGAACTGAAGAAAATCTCGTTCAAGGAATGGACGAGTCATCGCTGCCTCATTAACGGCGATGATCTCTTACTGCGATCGCCTACGAGCGACTATCGCGAGTATCAAATGGCGCACTCCCGTTGGGGTAACTCAATCGGTCTGGAGGCGAACGTTGAGAAAACGTTAGTTGACGAAGAATTGGGAGAAATCAATTCCACCCTTTTCGTTAACGGCGAGTTGGTAAAGAAGAAAAATTTGGCCGCACTTTACATGCCGGGTGAGACCGGTGATTGTGTGCGGGTCGCTATTGATGCGGCGACTTCGCTGGAGGAGTTCCGGACTATCATGAGGTTCAACGCTCATGTTCTCGCGCGCCAGCGCGTCAAGTTTCCGTCTCCTGTACCGATGCGATATCGGCTGTTTCTGCTCGGTGATGCTAAGATCCGACGAGCGTTGAAAGCGGCCCCGGTTTCTGAAAGACCGGCGGCCAGGAACTTCTTCGGAGTGACCCCTTTGCCGTGGGGTTACTCTTTAACTAAGGCCGA